CTAAAACGGGGTGGTGTCATAGCCTTCTTCGTCCATCTCTTCCTGTTCAGGATGGGCAACTTCCATGCCGAGTTCATCTGCCAAATCCATCGCGAGCTTGGATGCATTCCTACCAAAGTAACGGGCCATGACCATGGCCGCTAGTTCGGTGTTTTGGCTAAGCTTCGTGCCGAAGGTTTTTCGCATCCTCGCTGCCCATTCGTCAGCCTGCTGCTCAAGCCACGCTTGCCGATCGTCCTCATTGAACTCACCAGCCGTGCGCCCTTGGTAGGCGCGCAGCGCATCCTTCCAGCCTCTGTAGTCTTCTACGCTCTCACCGAGTGTCAGCTTCACCTTCCGCATGGTTGCGATCTGGCTAGTTGATACCCCCGCCATGCTGGCTTCCGTTGCCTTGGGAAACCGACCTAACGTGACAAGTACCCACGCCCGATTGAGGCGTTGTCCAGGGGTCATGGCAAGCTTCGCCTTGGTGCTATCAGCGGCGGCCCATAGAGCCTTGTCTAGCGGACCCTGAACCCATTTGACGGGAACCTCCAATTCTTTCCCTGTTGCTGCCCCAAGGGCCGTGTAGGCAGTATGACGGTGATGACCATCGACCAACAGCGTATGTCCACCGCACCTCCAAACCGAGACTGGATCGAGTGCGCTTTCTCGCTTCAAAGCAGAGATTAACTCATTGACATGGTATTCGTCAGGCTTGTCACCTCTGGACTGGAAGACGGTGGGCAGCACTTCGATTTCTGACGCAGGTAAACTGTCAGGTTCAGAGGGATTGTCCTTCTGACGCCCACGCGTCTCTTCAAGCATCTCGATGGCCTCGGAAAGAGAGGCGTTCCAAATCTCGGGGTTAAGTCGTGCGTATTCGTTCATTCTCGTCATATCTGGTTGGCTGAAGACCGATGCCATCGCCGTTCTATTCTATAAGTGAGTGGTAATTTAGGGCTTTAGGCGGTTCGCGCAGTTGCCACCGCAGGTGTACAATTTGTACAGCCTAAGGGCTGTATAGGGTTGGCGGTTTAGGAGGATGTAGTTAGCTGTGCTGGATTGACGGGTAGTTGTTGGACTGTCGATCGGATGGATCAACCACACCGAAAGCCAGCCGTATCGCTCTCGCAAGCCCCACCAGCTTCACCGCAGCGGAACCGTAATGCTTCTCGCTGGCAACCTCGGGCTTCGGGGTCTCGATCACATCGCCCATGTTGCGCTGTCGCTTCGCCTGATCGGCTTTGATCCTTGCCTGATAGATTGCCCTGACCAGCTTCGGCCAGCTTGGCGAGTTATCAGCCAGGCGAAGTTCAATGCCGTCCCATGACAGAACCTCGGCTGCCTCGTCCAGCATGAAGGGGGAGATTTGACCGCGAGCGAACTCTCTGCGGTTCTCTTGGTCAAGTGTGTCCAGCCATTCGGCTGCAATGTCGAAATCATCTCCTTCGAAGCCGCCAAGTCGCCGTTCCTCGTCTTCGTCCAGAAGGTGGGCGAAGTAGACATCCCCGATGATCTTGAGCTGGGCTTCCGTCAGTTCCTCCAGCGAAGGCTCGTTAAGACGTGCCTGTCTCCTACGCTCCTGTTCGAACATCTCCGAGACCACACCGCTCTCAATCCGCAGCTTCTCAACCGCCTTGCGACGGTCCTGCGTGCCGAGAGATTTCCAGATTTGGGTCTTTTTCAGCACCTCATGGAGGTCTGCTGGCACCGGAGCGCGGAGATAATAGGTGCGATTTCTGAGGGTCAACCAAGGGTAAACGGTCACGTCTTCCATGCCTCGCTGTAGCAGTTCGCTGTAGCAGATGGAAGTTTAACCTATTGAAAAACCAGTAGGTATTTGAATTACCTATAGGTTTTTGGTGCCCCGTGCCGACGTAGCATGTTCGGCCAATTTCATAGAGATATCTTCCCCGCACCTACATTGTGAGCCCCACTGAAAACGTTCGCGTTTTCGCACAACCGACCGCACCTTTGCATCGGCAAGATCGAACAGGATCACCGATGAACATGACGTTCCGAACGACACCTCCGGCCACTGAAAATCGCATAGCTCGGAGCTTTGCGGAGACCGCAAAGAGCTACATGGAGCACGGCGGCGAGAGGAAATATCTCCAAAACATCCTGCCTCACCTAGGCGACCGTCTGCTTACAGAGATATTCCCGTTCGATGTTCGCCAGCTTGCCGACGAACTCTACCCGACGCAGACCAATGCAACAAAAAACCGGTGCGTTGTGACACCGGTACGCGCAGTCGTCTATCACGGCTATGACCGGGGCTGGGGGCCATCGACCCGCATCAAAAACTTCAAGCAAGAGAGACCGCGCCGGAAGAAAGCCGCATCACAGGCATGGCTCGATGCGTTCGCGCGGCAGTGCGGCAAGGACAGACTGCCGCACCTGGCGGCGCTAATCCTCTTCATGAGCCAGACCGGCGCAAGAGTGTCAGAAGCTGTGGCGCTGAAATGGCGAGAGGTCGATCTTGCAGGCCGTACAGTGCTTTTGGTCAAAACGAAAACAGACCAGAATTCAATACGGTTTCTGACTGACCAGCTGATCTCTCGTCTCTATGAGCTAAGCCGCGACGCCGATCCTGACGAACTCGTTTTCAGATACAAAAATCGTCATTCGGTCAATGAGCGAATATCCGCCGTCTGCAAACGTTCCGGCATATCGTACAAGCCGTCACACACCTGCGGCAGGCATGCGTTCGCGAACAACACTCTCGCCATGGGCGTGGACGTGAAGTCAGTCATGGACGCCGGCGGTTGGCGTAGCGCCGCTGTATTTCTGGGGACGTACGCCAACCCACGGAATGCGGGTAGGATCGTTGCGGATAAGCATAATCTCTATCAGTATGACAACGAACTCTAAGAAAGAAGCATAACCCGCCTTCACCGCTCATGACAATAATTTGGCCGTAAATCGCGTTTACCACAAGCTTCTGTTAAGGTTGGTATTGCAAACTTAACGTTGAAATGAATGTATGCCGCAAATCACGCGATTCTGAGTTGCAACTTGCGCTTCTTTCATTATTTATGGATCATAGTTAAGTCGATCGTCTCGCTTATGACGCTCACCGGCCTGATCGGTGGGCTGAACGCCGATATCCCAGGCGTCAGCGACGACGAGTCAATGCAGGGGCTAATTGGTGCATGCAGTCGCGCATTGTTGTTTTCCATATGGCTTGCAACACACTACCCGGACGGCGTGATCATAGGTGTGGTCGCAGTTGCAGTGTGCATCACGCTCTATGAGCACATAAAAAACAGTCGTAGGGCAGCGTTCTTGGAACGCAAATCGCGCATCAAAGGTTTAACTGCTGTGAAGCGCAAACCTAGTACGAAGAAACGGAACAAAAGATGATGATGTCTTACGGACCAATCATAATCGCGGTCAGCGTCATCGTGTTCTATCTCTACCTCAAGGCCCGAGTATCGGCCTTCGTAGAGCCTGCACGCTTGGCACTTTTGGAGCGGGCCGACGAATTGTTGTCTCGCCACGACCTAACTACCGAACACCGGAGGGTTGTCTGCTTCGGGGTAGAGAATGCTTACAGCACTAGCTTCGCTTGGATGATGGCCATCGGCTTTCTGCCGTCATGGATCTACCACAGGTTGATCGGCGGTAAAGCGAAGGTGGTTCCGGTGAAGCGCGCGTACGACAATAAGATCACAGCGTTTCATCGCTTGGTAATCATATCAGCAATGGGCAGCAGCCCAGCCGCAATGCTCGTTTTCATGCTTTCTTTGCTGATCGCCGTACTCACCTACGTGCCATATAAGCGAGCTCTGGAACTGTTCCTAATCGATAAAGCCGCACACGCGGCAGAGCGACCTAGACATGCCGCCTCCGCTCTCTGAACAGATAACTGACCCCGCTTAAACGGGGTTTTTTATTGTCCGCCTGAGTTCGGCTACATACCCGGGCACCAGCTTGGGAAGCTCGTTCCCTTCCCGCAGCACCAACAGGATAGCTGTAAAACCGCACTCGACCAGCAGGAGAAACGCGTTGCCGTCGGTAGCGCCTGTAAAACGCTCCCTTAGACTTATTCCCCTCATGGAACTTAAGCCCGCCACCACTGTTCAGGGTGATGAAAAAAATAGCCTCACCCCGCGCTTCCTCGTCCGACAACTTCATCGAATGCCAAGAGGCTATCGAAGGGCAGCTTCAAGAGCTGATCGAAGAAGCGATTCGAGCGGGGTGGGGAAAAGCTGAGACGCTTGCCGCCGTCATCGAAGTTGCGGAAAATCTCGCTCTAGGCATGGGCGAGGACCAAGAGCTTGCCGACCTGTTGGCGACAGTTAAGCGGATGACGGATTGACTCGGCCAAGCATGAGAACATAATGAGAACGAAATCTAGCGATCGAGTTCTCCATGACGAAAAGAAATGAAGCAGCATTTGACGATTGGTGGGCTTCGTTGCTCGCTGAAGACCGTCAGGCACTGGACAAAGTAGCGTGCCGCCGAGCGTTTATCGGCGGCTTCTGCGCAGGGGGAAAGCCCGAATACAAGCGCTTCGCTTTCACGGCAGGCAAGCGCCGCGTTACCGTTCTCGCACCTACGTATGGGGCAGCAAAGCGAAAAGCAGATGTTGCGCTTACGAAACGAGCGGAAGCCGCAGGGCTTTCGCCACCGAAATCTGGCTGGCGCCTTCAACCCGCAGCCGGGCGGGACGCCAGCCAATGAGCTTGCCGACGCTCCAGGATTTTCGAGGCGAAAAGATCGACATGGTCTGCGACCGGTGCGACCGATATGGCGAATACGATCGCAAGGCCTTGGTTAAAAAGCTGGGAGCAAAAACACAGTTTGTCGAGCTGCGCCGGATCATGGCCATCGGCTGCGATCGTCGCGGGACCGACAAATGCGAGGCTCGCTTTCCTTGCCTTTTGCAAGCAAACATCCTGATTGAGAGGCGGAAATGAGCGACGAAGGCCGCACAACCGAGCTTGCTGGCTCAGGTCCATACATCCACTTTTGCAGCGTCGAAGGCTGCGGGAAGTGGGGCGGTTGGGGATTTCGCCGTGGGAACGCCGAACCCATCTGGTGGTGTCATGAGCACTATCCATACAAGCGCGGCACAGTTCGAAGCGAGGCGGCAGAGCTTGCAGACGGCCTATTGAAATAGATTTTCGTCATGGCCTGGCAGAAGAAATACCGGTGGGCCCAGACGTGGCCCGGTGAAGGCCTTGAAGACTGGATCGGTTACGACGGCGATATATGCATCGGCCGCATCATGAGAGACAAGACCACGCACAGTAAGAAGAACCACTTCATGTGGAGCGGCGGCGCTGGTGGGCCTACTTTCAACAACCGTCTCCTACCGCACCAAGGCTGGGAGCCGGAACACTGGCAGGCCGCCAAGGCGGTCGAGGACTGGTACGACAAAATGCGCGAGCGGAACGGATTGCCTGAACGCAAAAAGACCCGCCGCCTGGTCAGGGCAGCGGGCACAGACTGGATATGCGTGAAGGCTAAAGTATAGCGTGAAAATCAACCTGTGGGAATAGCCGCACCGATCAGGATGCCCGCCACGAGTGCGCCGATGCCTACGGCAGCGACCATCGCCCATACCGCATTGCTTTTGAACCTATCCCCATCGACGCCGGGGGCGCTGAGGAACAGCAAGCCGGCGATCAGAAAGGAATATGGCCAGAAGCCAGAGACTGCCGAGTCTGACCACGATTCCGGCCGACCATAGGCATTGAAGGCGATGACATAGACCCTCTGGCAGGCGACTACGAACCAGACTAGAAAGATGGCGAGGACAAGCTGCCATTCGCCTGTGTCGGCACTTTCTCGGAGCGCCCTGAATGCAGCCGGCCCCCATGTCACGGTGATGATGATGGCAGTTCCGAATGCCAGCGAGTTGAATACGTCTCGCAAAATGAGGGCTGGGACAAACATGGACGCAATCCAGTAGGCCAGAAAGGCAAGGACAGCGAACACAACGGCGCGGTTCGGGCTAAGGCGTCGGATCATGTCTCAGTCTCCTGCTACGAGCCGGAGCACATTTCCTGTAAGCTCCTGGCGAATTTCCCATGACCGCCGCTCCGCTCGCTTGATGGCGAGATAGGTGCTTGTCTGCGCGGCGTCGATTTCTGCTTCCATGTCTTTGTCTCGATCGGCAGGTCGCACATTCTCGTGCGTGATCGGCTCTACGTGGGCGCGCAAAACGCTCCTGAGAAACCCCATCATATCCGCCCCTTTCCGCTTACAGCTGCAAGGAAGGCATCCAGTGAGCTTTGGGTTGTTCGGGCTATATCGAAGCCAGCTTTCGCTTCCTGCAAGCGGGCCTCGTACAGGTCTTTGATGAGAGCGTCCTTGGACGCCAACTCGATCTTGTGAGCCGCCCTCTCTCCCTTGATCTCGGTCCAGAGCTTCAGGACAACGAGGGCAAGAACGACGCATGTGGTGCCGATGACACCTTGCGAAATGTAAGAGGCGGTGATGTCGCCGGCTATATCAGGTGGCATCCGTCTCCGCGCCTTTCATTTCAAGAACCATCGCCAGCACCGTGCCTTCCGCATTCGTCGCGGTTCCAGACCTTGCCGGCGCAGAGGCGCACGACGGTGCGATCGATCTTCCGCTGATCCGCGTCTGTCGCGCCGCGGGCGCCGATAAGATCAATCCCGACTGTCCGTCGAAGTCCGTCCACATCTGCCGGCCCGGAAGTCCCACAGCCTGCCAGCATCACGGCAGGCATCATAATCAAGAGCGCCTTGGTCAGCGCGTGAAGCTGCAGCATTGTTCTGCCTTTCAGTTGACGTTCTGACGCTGTCGCCGCCGGCCCGGTAAATGGCGAACACGATGACAGAGATGATGACGATGATGGCCACGAGGACGAGAGCGCGCGGGGTGGAGAACATTCAGCCCTCCACGACTGCCGGAGCCGTCTCGATGTCCAGCGCTTCGGCACGCTCTGCCTTGCGGCGCTGCGCATACCAGCGATAGCCGAGGCCACCGACCGTGATGACGACACCACCGACCACGAGGACAGCAACTGCCTGGTTGATGAACTGGCTTGTGCCGGCGAAAGGCATAAGCTGCTCTTGTGCCGTCTTGAGCACGCCAGCGATGCCGAACGATCCGCCGCCGGCACCAGTGGCGGCGTCAGCCACAGCAAGCTTAGGTGCTGGCTTGGCGTCAGAGAGCATTGCCCTCGCCTCACCGCCGGCCACATAGGTGACCTCAGGACCGATCGAGCCGCTTGCCCATGCCTGCCCGACCTTACGGACACCGGCCACGCGCGCAGACCAGCCCTTGCCGAACGTCTTCCACGTCTTGAGCTGTTTCAGGAAGGCTAGGCGAAGCTCGCAAATTTTGCCGACCAACGCATCGTTGTCGTTGACCTGCGATGCGGCAAGGATGGTGCCGTCGCCGACCACACCGTCGATCGTGCCTTTATAAAGACCCATGCCAGCAAGGGCGCGCTGGAGCCACTTGGCCGACTGAGCCACGCCGGAGTTCACCGCGCCGTCGAAGACGACATACGAGACACCCGGCGCAAGCCGATCGCATTTCGCCAGATCCCAATACCGGCGCCGATAGATCGCCTGCAGCTCAGTTTCCGAGATGTTGCGGACGGCGGACGGCTTGAGGTTCAACGCCTCGCGATAGTCGTCATAGACTCGCTGGGTGACGCCTTTCATCGTGGCACCGCCCGGATCGGCCGGATGGTTTGAATAGCCGCCTTCGTGCACAAGCACCTTGGCGAGAGAGCGCACGAATTCGCTTTGCGCAGGCTGCACAGTCATTATCGTTCTCCGATGTTTTGGTGTCTTGTCGAATTAACCAACGGCGCTATCTTGGCGGTCGGCAGATTGTTTTGCGTCCGGCCTCAGTTTCAGGAGGACGCAATGAACGAAGATCTCGCCGCGCTGTCGATTAGCGAAATAGCTCAGCAGTTGGCCGCACTGGCCGCCACGCTACGCGAACTGGCTGAAACGCCAGTGTTCGACGAGCCTGCGAACGATGATGACGCTGAGCTGGTGAGCTAGCACACGGCGCTGCGCTGCGCTGGCTGCACAGTCATGGTGTTGATCCGGGTTTCGGTGCCTTACGGGCTTGGCTACGTGAGCCACTACATTTATTTATCCAGTAGATCGCCAAAAAGTTTCTCGGCGTAAATTTTTGACCCGAGAGGCGTCAAATGGAGGGCGTCGAACTGCATTGGCATATCCCCCACTTTCATAGTGCATTGCCGCTCAGGACACATCGTTTGTAGGATTGATATGAAAAGTACGTCAGGGTGCTGCTGAGCCACCCAACTAACCCATTTCTCGGTAACCATCAGGCCGTCGAAATCTAAGTCTCGACCAGACAAGGCGCTGGGGTCGCTGTTGGCCATTCGGTTAGCCAGAATTGTAGGTACAACCACTCTGTAGATCGGTGGCTCCCCAAGTATGATAACTTTCGCGCCAGTTTTCTCTACAAGCTTGATTGTCTTGGACAGGTTTTCAGTCGCTTCGGAACCGGGCATCCACATAGCGCCCATGACTACGACGCTCGGTTTTATCTTGGCAATCTGAGCTAGGGCCATATCGTTGAATGCTTTGCAAAGCGGCCGAGCAACAACATTTTGGCCAACGATGGGAGCGCACTGAGATGAAGTGATCTGCCCTACCGATCGTTTTTTCTCCCCCGACAATTCCAGTACGGCCGGGAAATAGTGAGCAATAGAACTGTCTCCCCAGAAAATTACCGAACCGTCTCCATCAGAAGGAAGGCACAGCGAAGAATCAAAAGATTGCAGAGAATCACCAATATCCAGAAAGCATCGACCTGATCGAAAATTCTCAGACGGGTCAAAATACTGCCAATTAAACACTTCTGAAGTACGCCGGTCGAGCCTTCCGGGGAAGCCAGAACCAAGAATTGCTATCAACGATATAGACGCGAGAGCGCCCCCTAGAACGGCGCCAGTTCGGAAGATGCTAGTTCTGTTCCAAAATACTTTGTTGGTGCGGACAGGCTGTTCTATCAAACAAAAAGACATCCAAGCCAAGGCAGTGGAGATGAGCGTTGCGGTTATTGTAGCCCACCACACGCCGAGAATTACTTGCAAGTACGGCAATGAAAATACCGCGATTGGCCAATGGACTAGGTAAAGCGAGTAAGAAATCTTCCCTATAAACGAGAAGATGCCTCTCCCTAATAAATCCGATATCCACGTTGACCGTGCGTCAGCACCCCAAATGACCAAGCACGCACCTATACATGGCGCAAGCGCACTAATCCCTGGGAAAGCGGTGTCTTCACTCACGATTATCATGCTGGCTATTATTGTCAGAAGGCCTAGCGACACAGACACCACAGAGAGCACGACACTTTTAGGGAATGAAATTTCCCCCTTTGCCAATATAGACCCCACCAGCAACTCGAACGCCCTGAACGGAAGTAGATAGAAGCTAGCTTGCGGAGAGATCGCAAGCATTGCTTGACTGAATATCAAAGAAATTAATGTGATGGAAATCAGAATAGCAAAGGCCACACCTGCCTTAACTCTTGTAAGTGAAAGTGCAAGAAAAGGAAAAAATATATAGAATTGCTCTTCAACACCCAGCGACCAATAATGGAGCAAAGGAAGTTTATTTGCTGACGGACCAAAATAGTCTGCCGTCCACCAAAAGAAAATGTTACCCGAAAACAACAAAGAAGCGATTACAGACTTCGAGTAATCGACCAATTCGCTTGGGTATAGAACAATGTACGCCGTAGCACTGGTTAAGGCCGTCACGACAAAAAGTGCTGGCAATATCCTACGAGCTCTCCGCTCGTAGAAATCCATGTATGAGAATGTGCCTGCTTCAGCATCTTTGAAAATCGACCTCGAAATAAGAAATCCCGAGATCACGAAAAACACGTCTACTCCGACAAACCCCCCAGGTAGCCAGTTGGCGCCGAAGTGGAAAAGCACCACCCCCATGACAGCGATTGCACGCAAGCCATCAATGTGGCCCCTATATCGTATATTTCCCTGCGCCATGAGAAATGGCATTGCACCCGCAACGGGTATTTGCAAACCAAAATTCTCCCCTTCAGGTCTTTTCTCAACACGTTTATCGACCTACCGCTTCCCAGTAAATTTTCGCTACTCCAGTGAAAGTAGCGCTGCAACTTAGGACAGCCTGCATCCCTGTCAGCGTTGGAGATCCTGCTCCCGCAGACCAACTGCCAGGATTCGGAAGGCCAGACATACTAGCTGAAACTTTTTCCACAGAGGTTCTAAAACTGATCGGGAAGTTAACGGCGGCTGTATTATAGGTGCCAGCCGTGGGGTTGCTGATATCAACAGATCCCCATTGGCGTATCACCCCTTTCGAATCAACATCGAATCCGGGGCCGGAGTACCCCCATACTCTGCCCCCATTCGATGACACGACCTTTTCACCAGACAAGGATATCGCATATTGGTTGGTCACCTGGATTAGGTTCGAAGAGCCGTCACATACGAGCACGCTCCCGGTAGCGGCCGAATTCAAATTGTTAATTTGAACGACGTTGTTGGTTCCGGTCAAAAAAATGCCGCCGGAACCAAGATAGTCGAAAATGCAGAGGTTGTTGAATACCAGATAGGCACTATTGCCATTGATGTTCATTGCATACCCCCCGAAACCGGGAAGGCCACCGCAGTTTATGTTGGAAAACTGGGCATTTGGCCCGACTCCGGGCTCGACAAAGATGCAATATCCAACTCCGTTGAAATCAACATTTGAGGCAATCATGCGCCCGGTTGGGTGCCTGTCGGCGCCCGCGTTACCCTGGAAAAAATCAAACCCGATATAGTAGCCGAATACCATTATATTCGAAAAAATAGGATCTACAGCATATCCCATAGAGATCGCTCTTGCATTATGCTTAGTATAGTTCAGTACAGCATCCGCTGACGACCAATAGGCCCACCAGTGCAGCTTATCTACGACAATGTCATCAAATGCGTTGTCTACGATAAGACCGTTTTGAAGCGGCTGACCGAAGAGGTGTTTCACTACGAGTCGCCCACCGCCGCCATTGAAATTCACGGCCGTGTAAGGATTCAGAAGGCAGACATTGTCGATAATCAGCTCGACGTTTTCGGCGTGGATCTCCTCTCCTGTGTCCACAGGCGTAAAATCGCCAGACGGCGGTATTGTTCTGTCGCGGTAAACTCCAAAATCCTTGAAATGAACTCCCGATCCGTTAGCTGTTGTCGGAATGATGTCGAAACAGTTTTGCGTATGATCAGCGAAGATCCAAGACCCTAGTCCTCGAGGGTTTTCAGACGCCCCCCCCGGCACGCCGTTATACGGCACAATGCCGTCGCCTTTGATCGCTACGCCCTTCCCAATTGCGAGGGTATCGGTTGTTCTATAACTTTGAGAAGGCGCTGGTAAGTACAGAGATCGCCCAGTCAATTCACACCAAGCGATAGCAGCTTGAATGGAATCGGTGTCGTCAGACAAGCCGTCCCCCACGGCCCCCCAGAAAGCAACTGAAGCGACGGAAAAGACGCGGACCCAAGCGCCAGCCGATGCTGATACCGTGTCGGACTTCACATACACGCCTTCTAAAGGATCTTCTGAAATCGCTTCGGAATAGTCGCCTGAATTCCATATGAATTGGCCCGAGCGGTGGCCTTCAGTGAGATATGCGAACGCTGTATGCGCTGGCTGCAGCGCTTTCAGCGCCGCTCTGTTAGGAGAGAAAACACTCGGGACACTTCCTATTACTTCATCTCTGATTTCTTTCACCAGCTCCAATGCAGCTTCCGCTTCGGCGAGAACCGCAACGCTGGCCTGGTCACTCAGCAGCCGGAATGTGTTACCATAGACCTTACCGATAACGATCGTGCCGGCAGACACCCCCCCGACCGCAGGATCATTTCCAGAATTCGTCTTTATAATGTAATCTGGAGCCGCTCCATTGAAGCGTACAGTAACCGATCCCGGCCCGTTTGTTTTCGCGATGTTCATCACAACCAAGACCGCTTCGGTCACTGGAATGACCGTTGTGGCCTGAATGGCGTTCGGTGTGCCTGCACCCGCATCTGAAGCAAACGCCCAGGTTGGAGGGAGGTCCGCAGGATCGACTTCGCCCGCACCGATCGCCGCCAGAAGCCGCTCAACCTCAGTACCCCAGACACCGAGTTCCTGTTCCGAAATCGCGCGCGGTATGCCGTTCTCATCCACGGGGGCAAGAATCTGTTGAGCCAGCTTGCTCAGTACAGCCATGATTAAATCTCACTGTTTGGGGTTAGTTTCCGCCGCCGCTCGACGGTTCAATGACAAAGGCGGAAAACGCGCTCGTTGTGCCGCCGCTGGTTTCACAGAAAACCCGGTAGCTACCCTCGCCCGTCGGTGTAATCGGAACGATCTGGTAGGGCCGAACGGATTGACGACTCAAGGTGACCCATACAGGGTTCACGAGCCCACCGTATTTTTGAAGCGTGATTGCCGACACCTGAACGTCATGAGTGGTTGCCGTGCGCGACTGCCCCTCAGCGCCAGATGAAGTCGTGATGATCGGCGAAGCCGGTACAGTGTTGTCGACAGTGACCACCGCCTGAAGGCTTGGCGAGAAATATGTCCCGTCATCACCAGAAAAAACACGAACACGGGCATCGATCGTTTGCGCCGTAAAATCGCCGAGCACATAGGCGCCGTTGACGGAATATCCGTTATTCCCGCCGATTCCGCCGAGCCCACCATCTCCCTTGCCTGGATACTCTTCCATGCTTCGCCACGCGCTCGGCTGATCACCCGTATAGACTCGGTAACTCGCCTCTGCCACGTCATATGACTGGTTTGGCAAAGCAAAGGCGATCCGCATTTCTCGCGAACCGCTCGGGTAGATAATCTGAACGGCTTTTGTCGGCGCCGCCGGCGTGATCATGTCGGTCTCATAGCCCAGTTCAGGCACGACGTCCGGCGGCAAGGCCTCATCCGTCGCCGGGTTCCATGCGGTCATCGACGGCCAGATCTGGAACGGTATTTCTACCGACCCGCCGCTGTCGTCAATGCGCGGTGGCGACAGGCGCACAACCTCGATATCGCCGAGATCCGGTTCAGTCACCTGTGCATAAAGCCTGCCCCACGCCGCGAGACCGACCATGTTGGTGATCATCACCCCGCCATCGGCGCGAGCCAGGGCGAACTTGCGCCGTGCGATCCGCTGCGCCTGCGCAACGGATGGGCAAAATGGTAATTCCAGGTCGAGATATTTCGGCCCATACCGACCAACTTCGTCTTGCACATGAGCCCAGGCAATGCCGTCAAGATTGACGTCTGCCATCTCGTAATTGCGCTCGGGGCTATAGAACTTCAGCCTGCAGATGTTCGGGCGCTCGACAGCCTCCGGCCCAGCACCCCAACTGTAATCGAGGATATCATCTGGCGTGAAAGCGACCTCAGGAACCGCCACATCGTCGATGAACTCGAAATAGATCAGCCCGTTTTCATCAAGGCGAATTTCAAGGCCGGCGGAGTCGAGGAATTGCTGCATGGTCTGGCCACGCTCGCTCTCCCAAGCCCACATACCCCAGAGCCGACAACGCTTCTCATCTCCGGTCCGCGTCGGCACGAGAACATCGGCCTTGTTCGCAGCCTCAGCGATCTTCATCCAGTTGAACCGGTCGAAGGTGAAAGCCGGATCACGCCGCAGCACATGCGCGCAGATCAGCGGGCCGTTATCGCTCCACCGCGTCAGGCCATTGCGTGGATCGTAAATCAGCGAAGCCCGCGCCACCCATTCGCTGTCAGGGACGCCGCTCTGGTAGAGCGACAGATACTTTTTCTCGGAGAGGCCCGGATTGTAAAAGAGCAGCTGTGACTGCGCGATGCCACGCACGCGGTGAGCTGCTGTCCAAAGCGATGGAAACAGCGCCATGATGCCGGCCCACGCGGTTTCCGCGCCTGTCCCCAGCTTGTCCTGCCAGTTTACCCACGAACCACTGGGGCGCGCCCATGGCGGCGAACTGACATCACCGTTGGCTTCCACCGTCACCTCACGCTGACCGAGGTAATAGCTTTCGATCGCGTCAATCGGACCCTGCAGGCGGCAGATCAAGCGCGCCCGCGTGCTGCCATCGGTGTTTCCGAATGCCTTCAGGCCACCGACGCGAACGCGACCAATACCCTCGATGACAGAGCTTTCGCCCGTCTCGAATGTGCTCTTTGCGTCTGACGGCTTGACGGCGCCGCCACGCGGACCCGCCAGCATGTTGAGGCCGAGAACCGCCGCGCCGGCAATGCCGTACCCAATAACCGTCGCCAGAGTGCCGGCGATCGTGGCGGAGATGGCCGTGCTGGACAGCAAAAATCCATGAATACCGATGATGAGGGTCTCGATACCGGCATGCGCCGGCATGGCGCCAACCCAATAGGTCGCACTCGTCAGAAGCAGCAATTTGCGAAGGTTCATGACTGGAAGGTCCAGGCTTTCACGATTGTGCGCGGCATCAGGAAAGACACCCCGTTTTTAACTCGCCAGACAAAACGGCCGTGGTCGAGAAATATGCCACTGACCTGACCGGCCACGCGGGTTTCGACGATACCGACATCGCCGAAGATGGGGGCACCGCCCCAAACCGGAGAAAGGGGCGAGCAGAAAAGCGCTTCATCCCACAGCGCGCAAAGAGAACCCGCCGACCGGATCTTGGCTTGCGCCTCCTCCCAGCTATGCCAGTCAGGCTCGATGACGCGCTGGCCTATGGCTTTTTCGACCCAACTGCCGCACCAGGGCGAGCAATCATCAACGCCCCATTTGGCAGGCCTGTCGATCGCCGCCTCAATGTGGCCTTGCAAGAGCGCTGGAAGATCGGTCATGCCTTGATCGTTTCTGTGACTTTGACACCGACGAAGTTCAGGCCTTTGTCGCCGGGGAAGCGGCGCTCCTGATCCGCAGGCGACCACTTGCCGCCGAATGGGTAGTTCTGGCTTTGCCACAGCGTTTCGACAGTAAAGGAAACCGTCCGGACGCCAATGCCTTGGCTTTGCCGCTTCGGCGCCGAGAGATAGCCGGGGAAAAGCTTTTTCAGCCCACCCGACCAAACCTCCTGCGTTTCCTGATCGAAGGCGCACCAGTAAAGGTCTGCTTTGACGCCTTCCGTCTGTCGCGCCTTATCCTTCACAGAGCGAAGAAAAGGAGCGTTGACGCCCGACAGAACGATGTCGACCTTGGCTGCTTGCCCGAAACGAGGGTCTTCGACGGCGGAGATCGATACGAGCTGTCGGCCGCCTGGATCAGAAACGCCGCGCCACTGCTGACCACCGACAGTTTTGCGTCCGACCCCATTGTGCAGACGCCACAGGCCGTCTGGCAAATACAGCTCGACGAACCAGGCGCGCGCGATGTGCGGGCGGCGCAAGAACGCGATTTCCGCTTCAGAGAATATCGACATTGCTCATTCATTCTCCGCCAGCCACACAGATAGCTCCGCGCGGTGCAGCACCGTCAGTTCAGAGACGCTCATCTGAATGCTAGCTTTCGCCTCATCCGAAACCGCGTCATCTGGTGTCTCAGGATCAGGGAAAAGAGCCTTGCTCAGTTCGCCCGCGTGCAGCTGCGCAAGCTCCCGGCGGGAAAGGGCAAGAATACGCTCGCGACGATCGGTCATCCCGCAAAATAATCCCGAACATCGTAATCGAAAACCTCGAACAGAGAGATTGTCAGCCCCTCAAGAAACACCGGGCCACGATCCGCATCCGGCAAGTTGGTGGACAGCACCCGCATGGCCATGACCGGATAAAGCGTAGCGAAATCATCCGTCGTCAGCGCCTTCCGCAGAGGCGGCCAGATACGGTAATGACCAGGCTCAAAAACCTCGGTGATCTCGTACATGCCGAAATGGAATGGGAAAAAACCGATCCAATCGCCCATTCCGAGCGAATGCCCCCAGAAGACATCCGGTAGACGGACTACAGTCGCGTCAGCATGAGCCGCTGCCGCCAATGCAACATTCGGCTTTTGCAGTTTCCAGTTCCGACCATTCGACCACGGCATGCCATTTGACCAGCGCATGCCAGCCTGCCGTTGCTCTTGGCTGGCGTTTACGCCACCTTGAGACAATGACAGCCCGTCGAAATCACACACCGAAACACGAACGGCATTCGCGCCCATATGCAATCCTGTGATCATGCCCCGCGCTCTTCGGGCAAGCTGCCCTCGGATCGGCGGGAAAGAGAATTGGAGATAGCGAGCGCCGAACGGCGAGGCCACGGTCTGCGAGACGTCGCCGATCGACGTGTTCGCGCCTGCGCCGATCGACTGTGGCCCGTTGAGCGGTTTCCAGCGCGTCCAGCGCAGGCCGTTCGGCCAAGAAAGAAGCCGCCCCATTACTGCGCCCTTGTTTTACGGAGATCGCGCGTTTTGAGGCGACTATCGACCATGGTTTCCATGTTCTTGGCGATATCCTTCTGCTGCCGCTCAAGCCGAGCGATTGCGGCTTGATCCGCGCCTTGGGCATTGATGACCGGGCTGTAATTCAAGACGGCACCACCGCCACGACCACCAACCAGCGGCAGCCGCAGATCGACTGGAATGCGGCGACCATCAGGCAGCGGCACAGCGGCCTCCGGACCAGCCTCACCGAATACCGCAGCCGTGCGGGAAATACCGCCGCCTGCGAACTTCTTCATCGGCCTACCACGTGCGGCGATGCCGCCATTTGCAAACCCAAAGATTTTGAACAAGCCACCGAAAATTCCACCACCCCCGCCGATGCCTGCCAATGGCCCTTTGCCAAGCAGGGCCGCCTGCGCAACCGCCTCGATCAGCGTGTTTAGAAATTTGTCGAGCGCAGCATTCCCTGTCTCGATCTTCGGAATAAGCTCAGAGAAGGCATCGTAAGCTGTATCGGCGAAGAAGTCGGCGCGCTCACGTGCCTTGTCCTGCGTTTCCGACAGCCGTTCAGCCGCGGCACTTGCGGTGGCGTATCCCTGCGCCATCACATCAATGCTCGCCTGCACTTCTGGCGTAATTTTGATGCCGGCTTGCTGGGCAGCGTTCAATAACTCCTGCTTCGTGCGCGCCAGTTCAAGCGAGTATCCGAAATCGTCGATCAGGGGATCAAGCTTCGAAAGCGCAGCCGTTTCCGCCGTCATGGCGGCAGTGCGCTGCTTTATCTGCTCGATCTCGCGCTGATATTCGTTCTGACGACTTCCACCACCTTTCCGGCCCCCACCTCCAGATTTTCCGCCTGTCGGAGGCTTGAAGTCAGAGATCGAAACAGGCTTAACCACTCGACGGCGGCGCCCGCCTCGAATAGATGATCCGCCCATCTGACCATTGGTGCCAGCTGCCGAGCTGTCAGGTACAGCTTCGAAGCCGTTTTCGCCGATCGTGTATCCGTCGATCGTGGCAGGAAAATTCGCCGCCTGCGCCCGTAGCGCGGAAAGCTGCTGCTGCACTTCACCAATACGTGCGAGAGCCTCGGTATTGTCGAAGCCCAGATCCGTATTGATCGCAATACGCTCCTGCAGAAGCTTTAGGTCACGCTCCAACCCGGCAATTTTCGTCTCTGCTTCGGAGACGTCAGGGTTGATAAATTGACCCTGATCGTTCGTGACGCCCAAAAGCTCATTCAACCCATCCCACTGCGGAATGCTATTGAAGAAGCCCTCAAGTTCGCTACGAGCGTCGCGGATCTTCTGGATCAATCCCGCGACATCGAAATCGGCAATTGACTGCGCTGCACCATCAATTCCCCGAGCAAATGTCTCGCTCGCGCCGGTCGAATTATTGAACTCGCGGACAACCTCCGTGAGAGCATTCCACAGGTTGGTGCCGGCCTGCGCAACAGTGAAGGTGGCGCGGGCTGCCTTATCTTCCAAGATGACGGAACCGGCCTCGAAAGCACGGAAGAACGCTTCCGATGAAATCTTTCCGTCAACCACCAAGCTCTTGAGCTGAGAGATTGATCCGTTGGCTTCCTTCAAACCGGCCGCGACGGCCTGCGCGATCGGCTGAGCGCCCTCAAGAATGGAGTTGAATTCTTCTGCCTGTACCTTTCCGCTGCCAAGGGCTTGCCCCAGCTGGAGAAGAGCGCCGCTTGCTGTCTGTGCGTCGGTTCCGGCCACCCGTAGCGCCACAGCGACATTGTTAGTGAAGCCGAGCAGCTCATCAGTGCTGACGCCAAGTTCCTTTTGCGATTGAGCGGCCTTGCCGTAGAGCCCAGCCAGCGTCTCAATGGGGGCGCCATTCGCCATCGCAGCCTTGGATAGGCCTTGATACACCTTTTCCAATTCCTGGCCGCTCAGACCCGCCACCTTGAGCGAATTGTCTATACGAGTGGCGGATTCCGAAAGCTGCAAAAGACTGCGGGTCACCGCGCTGCCTGCCAGAGCTGCGGCAAAGCCCTTGGCAAGAGTGAAGAAACCGCCGGACACTTCTCTACCCATGGCAGTGAAGCTCTTTTCCAGCTTAGAATTCATCTTCTCGAAACGGCCTTCGATTTCCTTTGCCCGCTTGGAGGCGACGCCAGCCTGTTTCGCCATCGCGTTCTCGAATGCCTTTGTTCGGGCCTCCAGTGCAACAATCAGCCGCTCTACATCGGTTGCCAAGATCAGAATCCTTCAATGCCGAGATCGGCCATACGCTCATCGCTCATAGGCGGAGCGGTTTCTTTCCCGCCATTCGCAGCGTTGAAGCCATCCACCGCGCAGGCGAACTCCCACAGGGTCATCCGCCCGACATTGAGGTGGATTATTCCGCTCCACTTGTAGAAACCGGAGAACCGCCACTTTCCTCGCGGGAGTGGGTTGGCGTCGTCACCTCCCCCGCCTGCACCTCCCCCGGCGCATCCTCTTCCGCGCCAAATAGGGCTGCCATCAGCACCAGGCGCGCAGTCATGATGGCTTCGGTCAGAGGACGATCCTCGACATGCAGCTTGACCAGCCGACGCGCAGCTTCCTTTTCAACCCCGCCGCCCTCCAGGCCAAGGCGAATGGTCTCGGTGACATCGTTGATCATCCAGAGACCGTTCGCGAGCCGCTCGAAAATATGCTGTGGTCCCGCATCGCACTTGTCCTGCAGTGCTCGAAGCAGGTCGATGGTGAGTTTGAATTCGTGCTCACCACCGCGCCATGTCAGTTCGACACCCTTGCCCATCAGGCAGCCTTGGCGGTACGGGTCGGCTCGCCGTCAAAGCGCAATTCGATTTCGCGCGTGACGATTTTGCCCTCGCCTTCCATTTCGCCGCTGTCGTTGAGCGTGGTCATATAGGCAAAGCCCGTTTCGTATTCGGTATCACCCACGCTGGCAGCAACATGAGCAACGCGCACCGACTTACGCTGCTTGAAGTAGATCCAGTCCATCATCATGCCATGAGACTGACGCGCCCATTTGGCCGTGCCGCCGACTGTGACGACAAGAGCACCCGGCTCGACCAAGTTTTCAGTGCCGGCAGCTTCATCTTCGCAGTCCTTCGGAACCGGAATTTCTTCTAGCGTCAGAGCACGGTTTACCTGACGGCCAGTGATGCCGCAGATCTTCGCCCATGTGCCGGGCACTTCGGTCTCGACTTCAACGACGAATTCGTGAAACCGCTGAAAATTCGGCTTTACCATTGTGTTTTCTCCATGTGGAAACAGGCCGGGAAAGCCAGCCGGAAAGGGCACCGCGCCCGATTTCAGTGAAAATGATCAGGACTGCTTGGCGCGGCTTTTACGTGCCTTGGCCACAGTCCGGTTCGGAGCATCGACCTCGACCGCAAAACCCTTCGAGACCGCGTAGTCGACAACGTCGCGTGGCCTTTCCTGCGGCTCAGGGCTAGGTTTGAAATTGAAGGAATAGATCGAGCGCGGACGCCGGAAATTTCCCTCCGTATTGACGATCATCCAGGCCATCAGCTTGAACCTTCCTTGAGAGCCTGCTTGATACCCCGCGTCACACGCGACTTCGCGCTTTTGCGCACCAGCCGCCAACCTGGGTAAAAGAAGGGTTGAGCCGTCGTGCCGGGATTTTTCGAGCCGGCGAACTTGCCCTTGTTGATGTGCGACGAGGTTCCAAATTCGATGAACCGGGCATAATAGGCATCACGCCCACCGGCATAGATCGTGATCCGCAGTCCGGACGCTTTCGAAGCCTTGGAAGCAATGGCGATTGCACCTTTCGGAGCATCACCCCACGTCCAAGAAATGCTCATCTGTAAATCGCCAGTCTCGACTGGCGCCAAACGTTTCATCGACGCGACCGCCTGGTCGGCACTATGCGCCATCGCCTCGCGAACGCGCTTGATCACAGCATCCGGAATGGTCCGCTTAAGCTTCTGCTCAAGCCGCTGCAGGCCGATAATTGTCACGGATCATTCCTCGATCGAAGCTGTCACCTGCACGACGCCATGAGCGGTCAGGTTATCAGCCTCCATAAACACCCGCGCCATCTCGACACGAACGCCGAAAACGCCGCGCTCGGCGGCAAACTCCTCATCATCGACAAGGTCGCGAACGGCAGTCACAACAGCGTCGACCAATTTCTTACAGGGCCATATCCGCCCGCGATCCCGCGCCCAGCAATCAATCTGAACTGTTTCCTCGCGAGCAGAGATGCAGTCCGCATCCGCCAACCGGAAATCAGAAGGTCCAAAGCTGATGTAGGGAAAAGCAGCGTTCGCCGGCACACCGTCGAAAACGCGGTTCTCAGCGACGGCGTGAACCGCGTCACTGTCCATCAGAAGTGCCAGCAGGACATCCTGAAAATTCACGGAAGCACTCATACCGCCACGCCGCTTTCAACCGTGAATTCAAGATATCCGCGATCATCGGTCGGAACAGGACCGGATCTAATATTGTAAACGATCCCGGTACGGACATCCCGCATCCGCCAATTGGTATCGATCAGCCTCGTCTTGCTGCTTCGACGAACAGTGACAACGACCGGCTGCCGGCCATCAAGACGCGCTGCGAGAACGGCCTCGCCGCCACGCAGGTAGCGGAAGTTAGCCGCGACCTTGGTCGCAACGTCATCTTGCGCCCAGCCTGTCTCTGTCCCGCCGTGACCATCTGGCACAGAAACAGAGGCGTCGAAAGCGACACGCTGATCAAGATCACCCGCCTGCATTGGTCACACCCGCAGCCAACGATACGGATTGATCAACATTTGCGCTGCCTTTGGCACACCCTCACCGCCACTGCGGTTCTCGAACAGGTCACTGACAATCATCATTGCCGCAACCTTGAATGCACTCGCGGCCTCGGTCGGCACCAAGGCAATATTGCAATACTGGAGCGCCGTCTTCTCGGCAGCATCCATGTAAGCCTGAATGGTGACGTCGTCATCGCTGCCGTCGACGCGCAGGTGAGCCTTCACCTCTTCCAACGTGTAGAGCGGGCCGAGTTGTGTGATGACGACGTTTGCCATTTGGTCAGTCCTTTTTGTTGCCGAGATTGCGCTCGACAGCTTCCTGACCACTGATGGTCGGGTCGTTGAAGTCGATCCGGTTCTGATCGACGCTGGTTTTCTCGCGGGGATTGTCATCCACGGCAGGATGGCCAGTATCAATCTCGCCGCTCGTCTGGACAGGAGCGCCAGACGGGTCGAAGGTTTCAGCCGGCGGGATATTCGCCGGATCTGCATTCGGGTCGGTCGTTACGACCGTCTTTCCCTGTTTCGCCACCATAGGTGCGTTCTCCAGTTGGAAGGTTGACGCAGGCGGCTGACCGCCTGCCTCTATGCCAAGCGTCGCTTACGGAGCCGGAGCTGCCGCGACCTTCAGAGCGCGCATCGGCTCCGGATTGTAGACGCCGCCACCAACGCGCTTTGTCGTGTAGAAATGCACGAACGGCTTGTTGGTGAAGGGGTCACGCAGCACGCGGATGCCGACGCGATCGATGACCTGATACGTCGCTTCCATATCGCCGTAGAGGGCAGCGATATTGTTGGCAGCCACCGACGGCATGTCCGGAATTTCGACGATCGACTCGCCGCCGAGAGTTGCCGGCTGACCAGCCGAGAACGAAGGCTGCCAGAGGTAATTGCCCTGACCGTCCTTCAGCTTGCGCATTGAGGCCTGCGCAAGACGACCGGTGTAAAGCTTCGCGTTCTGGCGGTACTCTGCCGGCAGCGAGTAAAACAGGTCGATGAAGCCATCTGCCGTGAACAGGGCAGCATTGCCGCTGTTTACAACCTCGATCGGCCCCCAGGGATGGCGGGTGGCATGCGCACCGCCGGTAACGTAGCCAAGAATACCGTGAGGCTTGTTGACGCCGTCGCCGGAAAGGAAGGCGATGCCCTCCTGACGCGCGAACTCGGTATCGACTTCGGTTGCCAGCCATTCTTCCAGATCGATGGCCGCATCATCGAGCATCTGCTGCGAGATCGCCGGGTTTGCGTAAATTTCGCCAAGCGGGAAGTCGAGCGATCCGATCTGCGGCGTCGAGGTGGCAGGACGCGCTGCGGTTTCACCGACCCAGCCAGAGCCGACAGCGCGATCCGTGAACAGCTTCTTGAAGCCCGCCGTGGTGATCGAGATCACGCGGGCGTTTGCACGGATCGGAGAAACGCGCTTCAGCTTCCCGGTGATCGTGCGGTCCCATTCCACTGGCGCCAGATAACCGCCGTCTTCTGCCGTGCCCTTGGTCATTGCCGCCTGGACATCGCCCTTGCGCATGTGCGCCTTGAACGCCGTCGCATATTCGGGATCGCCCGGAATATCGCCGATGACGCCGGCACCGATCTTCGCAGCGGCAACCTTGGCGTTGATCTCGTCCAGCGCCTTCTGGAAATTGGTCTGCAGGTCGCCGACCGCCGTATTGATGCGATCGACCTTTTCATTGACGACGACGTCGTCTGTCTTCGACTTCAGCTTTTCGTCGTTTGTCTTTTTGAAGTCCTCGAACGCAGCCTGCAGCTCAACGAGCATTCCGGCAGGATCTGTGGCCTTGGCCTTCGGCATGGCGTGAACGGCACGCGGTACAGAGACGAGCGCCGTCGAGGCTGCGATTGCAGCCAGAGCAATATGCTTCATGGGGATCTCCTAGGATCGAAGCGTGGAAATAAGTCCAGACAATCCGGACCAGTCGTCGCCAGCGCCCGGCGTGGCTTCAGAGGCAGCGCCTGGCGTGCCCTTGATCTTGTTGAGGCGGGCTCGCGCATCCGAGCGCGACAAACCGGCCTGGACGAGCGAAAGCTCGGTCGCCCGAATTTCGTTGACGCTCTGATCGCGCGCCTTTGCATCTTCGTCGACGGTCATAGCGTCCGACGACAGCATCGCATCGGCGAATCCGCGCTCAATCGCCTGAGAGCCGGACATAAACGTCTCGGCATCCATCCATTTGGCGATCTCCTTACCGTCGCGACCGGAGCGCGAGGCGTAGAGATCGACCATCGCCTGATCAAACGGCTCCAGCCATTCGGCCGTCTCGCGCATGTCATGGCGGTTACCCACGGCCATGACCCAGCAATTGTGGATCATCAGGAATGACGCAGCACCGATCTCGATGTTGTCGCCAGCCATGGCGATGATCGAGGCGGCAGACGCGGCCATGCCCATGACTTTTACCGTGATAGGCTGCGGATGCTCGCGGAGGATATTGTAGATCGCAATACCCTCGAACATGTCACCGCCCGGACTGTTGATCTGGACTTCAATTGGTTTGGGGCCGATCGCGCGGAGCTGCGCGGCAACCTTTTTTGCAGTAATGCCGCCGCCAGACCAATAATCCTCGCCGATCACCTCGAACATGGTGATGACGTTGTCGCCAGCCTCCAAGGCGCGAATGCCCGCGACATCATCAGCCCAGCGGTCAAAAACCGCCGGTTTTGTCAATGCTGACACGTCACGGTTCGCCGGAACAGGCAACGCACCAGGACGCGCCTTCGCAAATGGCCGTGAAACGGCGCCGCGTGGCGGCTTCACGACCGAACTTCCGATAATTGCCGCCGATGGCTTCGGCTTGCTTGGAGCGGAAGGCTTATTCGTCATCGTCATCACCTTGCTTTTTCGCTGGCTTTGGCGCCGGCTCGCTCGGAGGGTCGGCAGGTTCGCTGGATACCGGTGCGCGGCCGGCCATCATCGTGTGCGGAGGTGCTTCACGCTGCGGCAGATCCATTGCATTACGGACTTCGTCGACATGCATCCATGGAGCATGCCCGCCAGATCCGAGAGCCTTGGACAGGAAGTCAGCCTGATCTTTGAGGGATCCGCGCAGGAGTGCCGCCGGGTTGAACTTGGCCTCGTATGTTTCCGCCTCTTCGTCGTCGAGGAGGCAACGCTCGATTGCCTGCTGCCACGCTTCGAACCACGGGTTCAGGGCATAGGCGACGAAGAATTGTCCCAACGCCTCGATGCCTGAACCCCAGCTGGTTTCATCCACCATCAAGAGTGGACGAGGTACGCCAGAGATGCGTGCAATCTCCTCAACCTGCAGCTTGCGAAGCTCCGCCATCTGGGAGTCGCGGGCGGTCTGAGAAAAGGTCTTCCAGTCCATCCCCTCTTCGAGGATCAGGCTTTTGCCTGCGTTTTCCGCACCCTCTTTTTCTGCGAGGCTGGCCTTAAGCCGGTCATACGCCTCGTCAGAGAGTTTCCCCTTGTGAGAAAGCGCTCCACCGACGAAATTTCCATTCTGGAACATCCGGCCCGAAGCCAGTTCCGCAGTCAGCGCCAAGCCGATCGCTTGCTTCGCTTGCTCAACAAGCGAAAAGCCGTGAATCCCATCCAGAGAAACACCGCGAAGATGGAAGATATCCGAGGGCGCATAGGTGATCTGCGCCCCTTTCGACGGCTGGTAGACATATTGCATCCGCCAGTCGTCAGTCAGTTTCGTCGTCATCCGTCGCGGATCAAGCGGCACGAGCCGCACGGTGTCGTTTTTGCCGGTCCTAAGGTTACGAGAGCGAACAATCAGAGCGTAGGCATCTTTGTGGACCAACGCGCGAAGCTGCATGCAAGCGCGAAAATCGAACGCGCTCTGCCAGCTGTTCGGCCGGCGATGCAGCAACTTGAACAGCGGATGGTCAGTTGCTTTCGTTTTGTCGCTGCTCTTGATCAGATGCAGCGGGAGCATGCCAATCGAATTCGAGATCAGGCTCGTCGCCCGAAACATCGCCGGATTGCGGAGCGCCGTCTCCGGATTGACGGTGAAGCCTGACGCCGACATCAGCCCGTCACGCAAGAAATCGATCAGTCTCGAGTCATAAAGCTCTGAGAACTGGACGCCCCCATTGCTATCCGCGCGTGGTGACGCCACCGCAATAGTCGCAGCCTCTGGACTGCGGCGGAACCTGTCAAAAATACCCATCCGCTCAGACCATCCTTATGCCGCGCGTCTCGTAGACAGACCGCCCGACCGCTTCCGGGTTCAGGAACATCAACATGGCGGCGTTGAAGAGAGCCATCAGAGGGTCAATCTTCGAAGCGCCAGCAGCCTGTTTGGTGACGAGGTAATTCGAGCCGCGAAGCTCAGTTTTTGCGTTGCCCACCGCCCAAGCCATGAGCGGCTGACCGCAATGGACCATTGTTCGGTCTTTCAGTTTACGAGGCAGCGTCGTGATCGCCGATTGCAGTTTCCACCCCTGTCCAACGGCGAGTGTCAGATCACCCTCGATGCCACGCTCTGCCAGAACATCCAGCAGCGTGGCGATGCCGTAAGCATCAAGGCCTATTCCGGCGCGCTCCGGGAGAAGACCCGAAACATGAAGGCGCTCGCAGATATCCGCGATTTCTTTTACGTCGTCGTCGACTTCCTTGCAGACGACAAGATCACCTTCTTGCTCGAACTGGCGAAGCCTCGGCGCGATCTCCTGGCGACGCTCGAACACATCTTCATGTGCCCATGCCCGCCCCCAATGCAGCCAATTGCGCGTCTCTTTGTGCCGCCCAATGACTGCAATCGCCATCAAGTCATCAAGGCCACCACCATCCACACCGACGACAGCAACGTCGCACTCGGCAAGCAACCGGTCCAAGGTCATACCCTTGGCCGCCGCGGCGAGCCAGTAATCGGCGCCGGCCCAACGATCAGCATGCAGCCCGAGACCGATCTCAACGTTGAAGTGCTGCGAAGCGATCAAGGCAAGCTTTTCAGGCCCCTCGCGCATTGCTGTGGCTATCTCACCAGCCAGATAGTCTTCATCAACCGACCGATTGAGGTTCGGGTTAACCCTCCCCCACATTTCGGGGCGCATCCAGCCGCCATCAACTGCATCTTCTGGCGGCAGTTCGTAGAGGACAGCCAGCATCGGGAATGCAAAAAGGCCATCTCGAACATCCCTCGCCTTCTTCAGCTCAGACTTGAATACGCCGGTCGGTGGCGTTTTCGACTGTGTCGTAATCTGGACGAGAAACCCGTCCGTGCGCGCCGCCAGAGAACCGCGTATTTCGACGAAGATGTCGGCAGCTTTCGCCATGGTGGCGAACACATGCGTCTCATCGATCAGGATGTATGTCGCCTTGGAGCCGGTGATGACGTCCGCAGCGGCGGCTTTGACGATGATCACCGCAAGCGTGTTGAGGTGGGTAATCATCTTCAGGTGGTCCTGAATGTGAAACAGCTTCGAAAGCTCCTCATCCAGCCTGACAATACCCGCAGCCTGCTTGAAAGATATCCCCGCAATCGTCTTCGTCGGCGCAATCAGCAACAGTTCCGCTTCTGGGCGCTCGTTCAAGATCGCGGCGGTGACCATGATCGCAGCCGCGATCGAGGACTTTCCGTTCTTTTTCGGCACCAGCAGGAAGAACTCACGCAGCATGCGCCGCTTAGTTTCAGGATCGTAGCTCCCGAAGATGACCCTGACGATCTCGAAAACCCACTCATCGCAGGCTTCACCATACGTCGGGTTTCCGATCACATCCGGCACCCGAAGCCGCTTGAAGATGCGCAGCGCCTTCTCGGCTATGGCATCGTAGAGCGGAAGCGCCGGCACCATGCTTTGGCGAAGCCGGATTCGATCTTTCCAGTCTGGAACGGCGGTCGACCAGGTCGAAGCCGGCATCCAAGCCGTGTCCATCAGTTTGGCTTTCCTACTCCTGGAAGCAGATCGCTGCCCCAGTGGCTATCGGCACCGGCAGTCTTCGCCGCCGCCTTGGCAACTTCCTTTTTCCCCTGCGGCGCGGTCTCTTCCTTCTGCCGACCCGCCTTTTCCTGCGCATCGCGCAAGCGGCGATCCATTCCCATGCGGTCGTTGGCGTCGAGCATCTTGCCCAGCTCCTTGAGGGCAGTGACGTTCCCGGCGTTGACTTGCTCCATGGCAACCTCAAACCGGCGAGCATCCAGACGGTCACGCATTGCATCCCGCTCCTTCAACTCGGCTCTAAAATACCGCTTCAGCGTGGCCGAAGAGATGCCGATGCCATTTGCCATCCGCTCAATGCTCCAGCCCAACGCGAGCAAGAGCTTGATTTTGTTCCTGTCTTTTTCCGAAGGCTCATAGGGCGGGCGACCGCGCTTGCCTTTCCACTCCGGAATAGCGTGCCCGAAGAGGTCAAAATTCTCGTTCATACGAAAAAAATCTCTGCGTGAGGGGGACGCGGGTGCGGGGCCGCCGGCCCTTCTGAACTTTTGACCCGCCCCCCCCTAAGAGAGGGGAACCGATCCGGGCATCAGGGGTTGATGCGGCTCATCTACCGATCATCAAAGGATGCCTGCATGAACACCGACAAGAAAGCCCGTCGCGGCATGACCACCTACGTCGCAGTGATCTTCGTGATCGGCCTCATCATTGCCGGCGCTTATGTATTCGTTCTCAAACCCGGCGAGACCGCTGACCAGCCTGCTGTTGAGGCAGTCAATCCGAACGGTTAATCACCAACCGGGCTGCGCACGTTCCTGCTTCTGTTTCTCGCCGTCGTGGTAAGCCTTGGTCACCGTCTGGAGATTGTTGATATCCCAGAACAGACGTGCGTCACCGCGATGCGGCTCCTTGTGGTCGATCACCGGGCTGTTTGGCTCGGGATGCTTGCCGGTGCAGATCACGCCAGTCTGCTGGCACGTCCAGTGATCACGCTTCAAGACCTCGATACGAAGTGCCTTCCATCTCTGACTGTGATACCACTTGCGCCAAGGGATCACCTTCTCGCGCTCATTCAACCTTGCCTTCTCATCACCAGGCGCACGACCAAGTCGTGACGGCATCGAGGTCAACCGAGGTGGAAGAGACTTGAGACGAGGAGGCATACTCTAAGAACACAAAAGGCGACCTCTCGGTCGCCTATCATCCTATGCAGCAGCACTTGCCCTGACTTCGCACCTCTCAAACGAGGCTGTCAGAGCCGGGGCCGGAGGAGAACATCAATCCCCTAAGGGAGCATCAGACGCTCCGGTCATCCCGCAGGCAGTGGCGAGACTCGCCGCTGCCTTGTCCGACTCGATAAACCTCATGCGGCCAGAGAGTCAATATCAAGTTCCACGGGCCTCATGCTGCCGAAGAGATTGATCTCAACCTCGGCACGCCAACGGTCGGATACCACCTTGCGCACCACTGCCTGAAAGTCTGCGAAAGGCCCGCGAGCGATCGTTACATGGTCACCGACCGATACCGGAATCTTGAACTCATCGGGCTGAACACACTCACCTTTCTTAACACCAAGCATAAGCGCATCCATGACCTTCGGAGGCATCAGAAACGGCCTTCCGTCCCGGCCCATGATGCCCTTGAGGCGTGAGGCTGACAGCACACCGACGAACGCTTCCTCTGTCGGGACCACGCGAATGAACAGATATCCACGGAAGAATGGCCGAAAGATATCCACAGGCTTGAGGCCACGACGAGGGCGCGTCCTGAACTTTTCCATCGGGCACCAGCTCTGAATATGGTTCTCGCCCAGTTCCTCGCCGATTACCTGCTCACTGCCAGACCGACACGTTGCGACGACCCAACGCGCCATCCGGTCGAAGCCGGGGGCATCCATGCCCGCAGCCTGAACAAGATGACCGCGAGCCGCACGAGCAGCCTCCGCCTTTTGCTGGCGCTCGTATAGGCGAGCACGCTCATGCGCCGATAGCTGGGCCTCGACCATGGGCCGGAAGCTGATCTTCTTTCCGGTGATCCTATTCTGCATCATCACAACCCTTGCCCTCGTTGAGTTTCGCCTCAAATACCGCCATCGCATCTTCCGGCTGACCCGCCGGGAAATAGAGCCATTCATGACCGGTTGCCGGCAGCCACGGCCATCCGCGACGATCGTGCAGCGCCTTCCATTCGGCGGCGAGATCGCTGTCGCGGTGGACCTTCTCGAAGCCCTCGGAGACGACCAGAAGCTCCGGCAGCACCGACGCGCCTTTGGCGTTTGCCGCCAGTTCATGCAGGGTATTCACCTTCGGCCAGCCGTACTTGGAGCGACGCTCCATTTCGACAGCCTTTGCCGCCTCAGCGCTCTGGCTGGCCTGATTGCGCTGGAAGGCGGTCATCACCGGCCATGCCGTAGCCATCGGTTTCAGAAGCTCGGAAAGGCGAAGCGCCATCCATGCACGGCTGAACGGGTTGTGCATCGAGGCAGGCGCCACATCGGAACGAGGATCTTCCAGACGCTCCCAAGCCCGTTCCTTGAGGTAAACCGCCGGGAATGTGAAGCTGCCGCCTTTGCGGGCCTTTACCGCAGCAACGAAAGCTGGCGTCTTCTCGATGCAGGCTGCACGCTGGTCTGGCGTCAGCTCGTACCAGTTCCGCCGCGTGGCATCCTCACTGCCGTTGGGATAGGTCGGCCAGGTCGGCCACCAGCGGAGGAAATCACGTTCGATCTTTTTCCTGTCTTCCCCGGAAATCGCGCTCGCGCCCTCTCTCTCAGGTTCCTTTACAGGTTCTCTTACTGGTTTAGCGGACTCCATTGTCCGGTTCAAAACGTCGTTTTTGTCCGGTTCAAACTGCTGATTTTGTCCGGTTGAAGCGTCGATATTTGAACCGGACAAATTGTCCGCCTCAAGATTTTCGGTTGCCGCGATGAAGCCATCCTCGAAAGAAAGCGAATAGCGGTTTTCCTTGCGGAACTTGCCCTGCCGCTGCTCGACCCAGTTCACAAGCCCTTTGGCGCGCAGAGAGACGAGATGACGGCGCACAGAGCGCTCGTCGATCTCGCAGGCCTCGGCAAGGTATTCCTGAGACGGGAAGCAACCGAGGACCGGGTTATGGCAATCAGACAGGTGGAACAGAACGCGCGCTTCCGCACAGGAAACTCCACGCACGGTAGCGGCCCAGTTAGTAGCTTTATGGCTCAAAACCGCCTCCTACCAGACCGGCGGCAGCCCGAGCGCGATGCGATACATCACGCCGCGAGCGGCTTTCAATTGCATGGACTGGAAATATCGACCATCAGGCCGACGATCGCGGCGGTGGGCAGCTGTCTCGATATCGAGATACGAAAGACCATCTAAAAAGGCAGTCCCTTTCAGAACGCGCCGTATCGTCATCTCGCATGACGAAAGCAGATCAGGCGGCGCAGTCAGCAGCCAGTTGGCGCGTTCGCGCTCATTCTGGCAATCACTCAAAACATGGATTGACGGCAGAGCCTCCATCATCGACCGATCTCCCGTTCGATGCGGCGCGCCAGCGAGCGCAGCTCGTCAACCTTCGGCACGAGAGCGTTGAACGCCTCGCGGCTGGCAGATGCCGCCGCATCCGCCTTTTTGACGAGATCCGAGACCTCCTCCATTGCCGCCGTCACCTGAACCTGCTTTTCCGCATATTCGTCGAACAGGGGATTGGAACCGGCAGGACCGAAGAACTCGTCACGCGTCTTCGTCACCCAGTCGCGCGGCACGCCGAGATCCTTGGCAACGGCGGTATCGGTCCAGGGCGTCTTGTATGCGTCCTTGCCATATACCTCGTCGAGTTTTTCCATGATGATGCGGCGGTCTTCACGCGTGCATTCGCGCGGCGGCTCCGCCATCGGAGCCGGATTGGCTACGGCGTTGGTCATGTTCTTTGTCGCCTTTCGCTGGGCTGGGCGGGCGTGAAGAGGGCAGAAGTCCTTGCGAGCGGAGCTTCCGACCGACCATCCCTTGTTCTGGAAATACTGCTGTGCCGCGACAGGCGGCCGGCGCTTGTGGCCCGTCTGGAACGGGTGATAGGCAACTGCGCCACAATGGGCGCAGCTGATCTTCATGGCCTTGAGCGGGTTGCCCTCGACCGAGATGCTCTCTTCCGGAAAGGTCCGATCGGTCATGCCGCGACACCTTTCTTCCAGGCGTAATAATCGGCGCGCAGCTTGAGAAAACGCGCGCGAGCCTCAAGGTCGTCGTTCAACTGCCCCTTGGACTCGATGTTCAGAAGGAACTTCATCCGGGTGTCGGCCGCTCGCTCGGAGGCGATCGCGCTTCCACCGGCCTTCCCTTCAAGGAAGCGCCAGAACGGAATTTTCTCGCACAGCGATTTCGCCATGAAGCCAAAATTCTCGGCTTTCTTGCGCCCTGCCAGATTGGCAACCTGCTCGCGCAGTTCACGCACGCGTTCCGCTGCACGCCCGAAGAACCCTAGGAACAGGAAAAGGTGATCGAGCGCCCCGGCCACCAGATCCTGTTCGTCACACGTGGCCTCAGGGTGAAGTGTCAGAATGCGCACCTCCTCACCGGTCGCGCGCACTGTCACCACATGCATACCGTCCTCGTCCGACCAGATGCTCCAGGCATCACCGGCCATGCGGTCGGCGATCTGCCTCAGCTTGTCGAGCTTGCGTTTTTCCTTCTCGCGGTCGATTGGCTCGCTCATGCCGCCAACTCCGCCGCTGCCGCCTGCGCTGCCACATCTTGCGGCACGTGGTCGGTCCAGTTCACACGGATATCGACCGTCTGGTTTCCGTAGGTGCCGTCCGGCTGCAGCTCCCAGATGAACCACGCGGTGTTCATGCTGCTGGAGGCGACCGGACCGGTCCAGCCATCGCGATGCATCATCGGAAGCCGACGCGAAAACGATAGCTTGCGCGCTGGAGGGTTCTCGTCGAGCACGAAATTCCGCTCCGGATCGTCATATCCGAACCAGAAATTGGCATTCAGCAGCAGCGCCATCTTGCGCGGCCGGTGGACCTTGAGGGCGTGCGCCACGAACGCGTTCAAGACCGCGCCGTAAGGCGGATTGGTCACGATATCCGGGCAATCGTCGAATTGCTCAGTCGTAAGGAAATCCGCGACACCTTGAAGCTCGCCATGCGCCGTTGCCGTGCCGTAATCAACAAGATCGGAGATCCGGACGTCATACCCGGCATCTTCCATCGGGCGGCTGGTTGCGCCGCGCCCGCAGGAAGGGTCCCATACCAGCGGCCCGAATTTCTCCAGCGCCAGCAGCGTGAACATCGCCTCCGGCCCGGTTTCGTAGAGATTGTTTCCGCGCTCTTCCTTGGTCGCCGTTTTGGTACCGATCGACGCGCGAAGGCTGGCGCGCGTCGGTTCAAGCCCTGCCGCAAGACGTGCCGCAATAGCGCGTTCCGCGATACCCGGCTCCCGCCGGTCGGCATCCAGCAGCTTCTTGGCGTAATGCAATTCCTTGCGGGTCAGCCCCGCCTCTTCCGCCGTAAAAGCGTTCTCGTCGGGAACGCTTTTTGGCCGTCCTTTCAGCGTCTTGCCTTCCTGCCCTGCCCTTTCCCATTCCTCGGCAATGCGCATCTTGGCCTTGACCTCGATGTCGAGAGCGTCGGCCTGAATGCGATGGCACGCAGCAAGGCTTTCCTTCAACTTGAAGCGAGCAGAGAAGCTGGCGCCGGCCTTGGCTTGATCATAAACGCCCTCGGCAAGCTGGCGCGCGGCAAGCACGTCACCATCGGCAAACATCAAGCGCGCCTGGCTGTTGCGCACCGCCAGAGCGGTGAGACCGGTTGACGCCTCTGCGGAGGCCGCCACGACCTCGCCTCCGGAAACGCCGGCATCGAGCCATGCCAGCATCTCGCGCGCCTTGTCGGTCGGGTACCAGACAGAAGCGGCCTTCTTGTCGCGGTCTAGATATCCGTGGGCATTGACGTTCGTCGCTGCGGTGCGTTCCGCCTGCCCATTATCTTCGAAGCGACCGGCAGCAACAGCGGCGCGGACGATATCCAGCCCACGTGGGCCGGGAACCTTGAATGGTTTTCTCTGTGGCACGGCCATGTTCAGCCCTCCGCCATGTTGGCGCGGACTTCGGCGATTTCACGCTCAAGCTCGCGGAGTTGCTCTTCGATTGCCTTTTTGTCGGCGGCGCAGATCCGCCCGTCAGCGCGCGCTTCCCGCAGCGCGTTGAACACATCCATGGCCTCTTTCATGAAGTCCATGACGTCGCCGTCCGAAAGCTTGTGCGCCTGCGGCTGCTGGCCGTCTTCCGGAACGAGGCGATAGCCCAGCTGCCGCGCCGCCTCGGAAATGATCATCGGGCTTCCGGCGCGCCGGTCAGCCTCGACGGCAACATCGACGCCGATCACCTTCTCGAAATTGTCAGGATCATGGATATCGATGTAGCGGGAAAGCACCGGGCCGCTGACACGCGTCAGCCGTGCGAACGATGTCAGTCCGCCGCCAAGCTTGAGGCAAACCGCCGTTGCGCCTTTGATGGCGAGAACGCCCTCGTCTTCAATTGTTCGAATGCTGCCATCTGGACGCACGTTAGCGCTCCTTGCCGTCAAGGTACGGTTTTCGAGAAAGGATTCCGTGATTGCCGCGCGAGGGCGGCCTAGAGATCTGCCATCAGATCAAGGAGGCCCGCATGCCAGACCAACCAGAAAAGAACCGCCGGAGCACGAAGGTCCGCCGCTCCGGCGGCCAGTCACGCAACCGCCTGCCTCATAGGGGCGATTGCGGGGGGAGAAGTTCAAAGACGACATCATTCAGCCGCCTCCGCAACGAGTATGAAATCGTTGGGGCAAACTGCACCGTGCGTTACCTCAGCGATACGACGCATCTGCTCAGGACGAGGCACACGCTCGCCGTATCGCCATTTCTTAACGCCGGACACAGATACGCCGCCGACAAGATCCGCAAAGGAATCGTCCGAAATATCGTTATCAGCCATGTAACGGTTCAACTGCATGGGCAAAACTTACCCATATTGGGGAAGATAAGCAACCCCAATATGGGGCGCGACAGACGATGACCCTTGTGGATTCATTCCCCGCCATGGGAAACAAGCTGAAACAACTGAGAACCGCCGTCGGCTGGACGCACGAGCAAGCTGCGGAAGCGATGGGCGTGTCGCGTGGCCAATTCATAAAATTGGAGCGGGGTGAGCGGCGACTGAACACCGACTACATCGAACTCGCAGCCAAAGCATTCCAGGTTCGACCATCCGAGATTATTGAAGATGCCGACCGCGAGACCGTGCCACTGATGGGCTATGTCGGAGCGGGAGCTGAAATAATGCCAGAATTTGAACAGACCCCACCTGAGGGACTTGAACAGATCGAGGTGCCTTTTCCGTTGCCGGATGACATGATTGCGTTCGAAATTCGTGGTGACTCGATGCTTCCAGTCTTCAAGGACAAATCTGTAATCATCGTGTATCGCGAGCAAAAGCGACCGCTATCGGCTTTCTATGGGGAAGAAGCCGCAGTTAGAACGTCGGACGGAAGGCGCTTCATCAAGACAATTATGAGGGGCTCGACAGGCGTGAACTTACTCTCTTGGAATGCCGCACCGATTGAAGACGTCCAGATCGAGTGGATTGGAGAGATATTTGCGACGCTGCCCAGATCGTCTCTGAAGAGGGTTGAAGCTGCCGGAGGAATACAGGGACGGCTCCCGATTAGCGGCTGACATGACCAACCCGCAACACAAATAAGCCCCGGAAAACCGGGGCTTTTTTCGTTCACACATCAGGCTTTCAATTCCGCACTGCTAAATATTCCCCATTTTGGGGTTGCATATATTCCCCATTATGGGTAACTTTTCTCCAGCGATCAACATGATCCGCAGATCCAAGGAGAAAAGCATGCAAGACACGCAGCAATCCACAACGCGCAACACGATCATTGAGATCGCGTCAGTAATGCGTGCCCATCCCGGCGCCACCGATACCGAAATCTGCCAGTTCGGGTGCTTCACGCGCCGCCAGATCGACCAGTACGGCAAACAGGCCGCCGAGCTGGCGGGCCAGCAGTCCGAAACCCGGAACTGATCCGATGCCGGCCGCTGACTTCACGTCCGACAGAAGCCTGACCTTCCGGACGCCGCCGCCGGTCGAGGCCGCCCGCCCGAAGCAAAGCCATTTTCGCGTCCATCTCGCGGACGGCACGAAGCACGACGTTTCGGCGGCATGCGCAGATGACGCATCCCGCCACGTCGGCAAGCGATTTCCCGACATCAAGATCACCAAGACCAAGCTGATCCGCGACGCGGGCGCAGCCTGAACCGATAAGCGCGCCGCTGCCATTCAGCGTCGGGCACCGCCTCAACCGGGAACAAACCCATGAAGATCATCCGTGATGCCAAAACCCTGTTGGGCATGCTCGAAAGCGGCAAGCTCAACGAAGAACTTTCCGCCACGCTGCAGGAAACCCAGCGCGGCCTTCAGGAACTGGCCGAAGCCCAGCCGACCCGCTCGTTTTCCGCGACCGTCAAACTTGAACTGAAGCTGACCGCCAAGGGCGAGATGATCCAGTTCGATGCCGACATTCCTGACGTGAAGATGCCGAAGCTGCCGCGCCGCTCCAGCGTGTTCTTCCTCGTCGACGACGGCAGCATTTCCACCGAGCACCCGCAGCAGCTCGACATGATCGGCGGCCCTCGCGAGATCGAGCGCGGCCAGTCGCCATTCACTCGTCCCGCCTGATCGGCGAGCACACCCTCACCATTCCTCAATCGGAGAATGAAACATGGACCAACTGTCCGAAACCGCCGTCAATGCCGTCGCCGACCTCGCCAAGAGCGCAGGCGCAACCGTTCTCACTGTCTCAGCACCATCGAACGCCAAGGGCATTCCGACATCCGTGCCGGCCCTTCTCGATCCGAAGACGGGGAACGCAACCAGCCTGAAGCAGCTTTTCGACGCATGGCGCGACACGCCGGACCGCAAGTCGGGCACCGCACGCATTACCACGCTGGAAAGCTTCATCGATCTGACCAGGCGCCACGCGACCGAGAATTCCGCCATCTTCGCCGCGACCGACTGGAAGGCACCGTTTCTCCTGACCGTCGTCGATTACCACCACAAAAACACTGATGTCGCTAGCACCGAAGGCGAGGTCATCGGGACGGAAGTCGGCAAGCCGGAGAACGGCAAACACCGCATCGAATACAAGTTCCCGCTGTCCGAGGAATGGCAGGCTTGGGTAAAGATGGACAAGCAACCTCTCAACCAGCAGGCCTTTGCCGAATTCATCGAAGATCACATCGGCGAACTTGCATCGCCGCATGAAGAAGAGGTGACTTTCTGGCAGGACAAGCTCGGCGGCAAGGTCGCATATCCGCACGAACTGAAGATGCTGTCGATCGGCCTCAAGGTTCACGCCGAAACCCGTGTGTCCAACAACGTCACGCTGCAGACCGGTGAAGGCGAACTGACCTGGGAAGAAACCCATCGCGACATGAAAGGCGACAAGCTTATCGTGCCGTCGCTCTTCATCATCCAGTTGCCGCCGTTCTTCATGGGCGAAGCTATCCGCCTGCCGGTGCGCCTGCGCTACCGCGTTCGCGAAGGTTCGGTGGTTTGGATCTTCCAGATGTATCGCCCTGACGTCTACGTGACCGAGCAGGTCATGCGCGACATGGAGCGTGCCGCCCGCGAAACCGATCTGCCGGCCTATCAGGGCACCCCGGAAATGTCGGCCTGACACATCCGCTTCGCCTGGCCGCATGCCACCCCTCATGCGGCCTTCGAAACGGATGGAGGTCCAGTCCATGCAATCCAAAGATCACTTCACCACCGATGACCCCGGCCCGCGCGGCGCCGAGCACATGCATTTCGAAGGTGAGGCCAAGCGCCGTGCCAACGCCGTGCCGTCTCGCGGCCTCATCGGCGCGATGCTCGTCATCGCCATCCTTCTCTTTTGCGCGGCGGGCGCCATGGCCTGCCAGCGCCTCGTTGAGTTCAACAACCATCTTTCGCGGGAGCTTGTCTGATGGAAAATATCTTGCGCCTGCCGGTCGCGGTCCGCCGCTTTCCGCGTCTCGCCTTCGACAATACACGCCCTGAAGACGTTGCCGCCGAGCAGCGCCGCATGGACGAGCTGTGCGCCACCCGGAATTACCTGCTTGCTGCGCTGACCCACATCAACCGCGAGATTGACGGTCTGTGTGTGCCGCAACGCGGCATCCGTGACGCGATTCCGATGGTCGAGGCCGCTCTCTTCCACAACCTGACGCTGGACGGTTGCAGCGAGACGGATCGTCCGCTGCGCAACATGCTGGTCGCCCGCGAGGAGCTGAGGGATAGGAACAATGCCTCGTAATCACCTGCGCCAGCCGGCAACCGCCACATCCGCGAGCCTAGACCCCGTGCAGGTTCGCAGCGCGATCGAAAGCGGCGCTCGCGCCTATGAGGTCGCCGAGCGTTTCGGCATCACCGAATGCATGCTTTCGCTTTTCATGCGCCGGCACGATATCGCCGTGCTCGCCAGCGACCGCTTGCCGCCGCCGGATCTGTCGCGCCCTGACCGTATAATCGTCTGGAAGTCCATTCCTGACCCCATGTCCGGCGTCGCCCGCCGCAAACGCTTCGCTCTGCCGCGTATCAGCATGCAGGTCGCGGCGATGATGGAGACACAGTGATATGTCGCACCCCACGAAATTCGACGGCAGCAACCTGATCATGCGCGCCCCCGCCGGTGCCGAGAACGTCCAGGACATGCACGTATTCCAGACGCGCCACTCTTGCGTTTCGTGCTGGACCGTTTCAGGCGATGAGCTTGCCGAGATCAGCGCCACCGGCAAGATCTTCCTGTCCGTCCTCATGGGCGGCCAGCAGCCACCGGTTTACGTTGGCTCTGAATCCACGTGCCGCGCGGTCATGGTTGATTTTGGCCCTGTCTGGCCGATGGCGCCCCGTCCGGCTGAATATCCCACCCCGGATCACCCCATCACATCTGAAAAGGTGGAGAAGCTGTTCGAGGTGGCGCGCCGGGTGTTCATTACGAAAGCTGAAGAAAGCGGTGAACCAAGGCTGGCTGAGGCCTGCAAACTCGCCGACCTCGCTATCGGCGACCTACGGGACGCCGTACTGAAGGCGATTGCCGGCTCCCCATCCCCCTCGACGCATGTGCAGCCTATCGTGACCTCTATCGACACGATGCGCGAGGCCGCGAAGGACGTGCTTGTGAAGCGTGGATGGAAGCCCGGTCACATGATGGGCTTCCAGAATATCACCGGGCTGATGGCAGAGTTTGGCATGCAGGTTTATCGCGGCGAAATCGGCTGCGATTATCCCAATTGCGGATGCTGCGCCGATGCAGCTTGTGAGGACGCCATCAAGCAGCATCCCGATCTTGGCGGGACACCGCCGCAAACGAATGTGGCAGGTGACAGCCCCATGCGTTTCTTCTCCGAGAATGTTGACAAGTGGGGCGCTGCGGAATGGTTCGACCGTTTAGCGAACGCCATCCGCGAGCAAGACAAAGCCGTCGTTGCCAAAGATCAAATCAGCGTCGAAACCTTCCGCATGATCGCGGCGTCCAGCGCTATGACTCTTGTGCGGGACCACGAAGAGGCTGTTCGTTCGGCACTCTCCCCATATCCTCAAACGAATATGCGGGCTTATCCGCAGGAGCTGACAGACGATCTGCGCGACATCCTTTCGTTGATGATGTGGAACACTGGTCCGATGGCGCACGCTCTTCGTGCGGGCGGGCAGGACATCAAGCGCAAAGCCGAAGAAGAGCAGGCCGAAGTCATGCACTGGTTGATCGGTCTGGCGCTGGAGCATGGCAGCGAATGGCGCGCAAAAGCATCCGACCGCATCCGCGAGATTAAAGCCGCACTCGCCACCACGGAGGGCCAGCCAGATGCGGAGTAATGTTTCCTACGGCTGCACCCGATCGTTTGGCTCCAGCACCTACAGCGTCTCAGGCTACAGCAGCGAAGAAGCTGCCGAGTTCGCCGTTATGTCGATGGCGCAGGATGCCGGCGACTGGCATCCGCCGACCTTACGCACTGCACGCTGGCAGTTCTGGCGGCCGACCGAATACAGCGATCTCGAAAAACGTCTCATCGCGAGGGCTTCACCATGACCGACACCCAAAAGAGCTACAGCTTTATTGGCAACGACTGCCCTCCTGAATACCGCCGCGTCGGTACGATCGATGTTGCTGACCCCGCCGATGTAAGGCGAGCCGAAGATCGAGGCTACCGCATCGGGACGATTTACGACGGACGCAGCCACTCGTGCGCAGAGCCGTGCGCTGCGGACATCTACGAAGAGGTCGACCAACCAGCACCGCCCCAATCGAATTTGAGTGGACTGCACGCTGGTCCGCCCGAGCGTGCAGTCCACGGCCTAAGAGATACATCCGGCGCGAAAGAGATGCGCGTAACGCCAGCGATTCGCAATTCACGATTGGTATCTGACAGCGGCATACCGTCGCCCGAGACACATATGGATGGGAGCGAGAAAGACTTCCATCGTGCCGCAAGCGCCTTGCTGAACACGCTTTGGCAAAAAACCTACTCTGGCTCGCGTTCGCATGAAGAAAATTGGCTGGAGATGGACCGGGAGTTTCCGCAAGCGCGTTGGCTTCATGATGAACTGAAAGCTGCGAAAGATCGGACCACACCGCCGCAAACGAATTTGCGGGGAGACGAACTCCTGACCACGATCAAAGAATTCGCTCATTGGCATCACTTGAACGAGATTACAGTTGCCGCCGGAAAGGTACCTAGCGATAGCGAAATCGATTTCGAAGCGTCGGCTTGGAACCGCATTACCCGCGCACTCGACACAAGGGAGCGATCGGACAATGGCTAATCTAATCCCGGTCTTCGGAAGATTTCCGCTCAGCTTCGATCCGTTCCTGAATTCTAAGAAGAGCAATGTATTGCTCGGTCGAAATGTCTATATCGCCTTCGGGAGCATGCACCATTCCTCGAAAGTTATATCCTGCAAGCTTTTCGTGCAAAATCCTTGCAAGCACGATGGACAGCCAAGACCTGATATCCGTAAGCTCGGGCAAGGTCCCTATTATGAACGTTGCTTCGCTCTGTTCGTGTTCGGCATAAAATTTCTCAGCGTCCCAATCACTCATGTCTTGCCTCCGTTGGAAGTGAGCACGATGCGTGGTGCGCGGTCGAAGGGCAAGTGCTCATGAGTACCCACAGACGACTTCTCATCAGCTTTTCCGGTGGCGAAACGTCTGGACGGATGACGACGCTCACCCAATTCGACATGTTCCATGGCCTCGACCTCGATATAGGCGGCGGCTGTGAAGAAAGCTGTGAGGTGGCGTTTGATGACGCAGCTTGAATACTTAGCTCCCAATAGGAACTGCATTTCAGGATCGCCCGGTAGTCACCTTTACCTCGCGGAGGAAGTCTTCTGCTTGTTTCGCGGCATTTTCGAAGAAGCTTCGAATGACATCGGTACTGGCGAGCGCATCAGTATCAGGGTCTCGAAGTGCTCGCTCTACAAAATCCGCAGTCGCGCGAGCGCCCATGGAAGAAGGAAACTCTATCTCGCTCTCGAAAGCTGCCAACGTATCGTCGCGAAGCACCTTAACAATATTTGCGATGGTGCCAGCGTGAGCCTCGGAGATTTGTTTGGGTTGCCTGCCAGGGGCCTCAATCATTTCAATGATCTGGACACCGGTATAAGCGAGATCACGTGTCCGCTGCGCCAAAATGCGTTGTCGTCTAAGCTGGATGGCAAAATTCGTCCGTTGATGGCGATCAGCATCCCTTACTTGTTTAGAAAGAAAAACAATGGTCGGGACTGCGGCTGCTACAGCCGCCCAGCCACCAAGAGCCGAGACCCACTCTCTGAAGCACCTCCCGTTATCTTCAGCATCGCACCAGATCACGACGCCGCCATACGATGCACGGTAAACGACCCATGCGATAGCAAGGCCGAATGCCACCCCCCACGCCAGCCCATAACCAAGCCTGTCCGTCTCCATTCCAACAATCCCCGTTGCCCCAAGCCGAAACTACGCGACCGCGCAGTGGATCCGCAAGTTCAGCCTATGAGGATCGTAGCATGACAAATCATGACACCACTGCCGATATGGCTCGACGCCGGCTTAGCCTCTGGTTTTTCCGCGATCTGACGGACGATCATCGGCACAAGCTCTTTCGCCTGTTCAGCATGCCTGACGCCGAGATCACGAACATGGGCTATCAGGCGATTGCGCTGAATGACGTAGTTCGGCAGATCACCAGCGCCACACCGCCGCAAACGAATGTGGAATCATCCGCGAGAGATGAGTTGCGGGTCCTTGCCAAGGCGCTCTGGGATGCATGCCACCGTATTGCTCATCCAGAAACCTCAGACGGAATGTCCGCAGAAGAAAGCTCCGCACTGTTTCAGCGCATCGCCACTGATGCCTTGTGCGCAGATACTGCAGCGCCCGTGAAACTAACGGCTTCCAGCAATGCCTGGCACACCGCCTGCGTTAATATCCTCTGGTCGAGGAGCGAGACCTACAAGCTCTTCGAAGAGGTCAAGAAATTCGCAGAAGCTATAGAGCGCGGAGAAGTATATCCATCATCGCGAAACCATTCGGACGCGGAGGATGGTCGATGACAGCCCAAGCCGTGGTCAAAAAGTCCGACTTGGACCGCATGGCCGCAATCGCGAACGAGCGAAATGTGACGGTTGAGATCGTGGAGGGTGGGCGAACAATAAGAGTGTCCCCAATCTCTCCCGCTCAGGTGGATAGAATTCCGCTTGCGCCGAAAGGTGGAGTTCGGCTTTGATGCAAGACATGCCGCGCAAACTGCCATTGAACGTTATCCGAGAGAAGAACCGCCACGGAACCATCGTGTTCTATTATCGTGTCGGCAAAGGCCCCCGCACGCGCCTCGGCGGCGAACCGGGAACGGAAGAGTTCAAGCAGTCATATCGCGACGCGATCGCCGCCGAGCAACCCGCACGCCCCCGCCAACGAGGCGACAGCCGCACGCTGAAATGGCTCATCGGTCAATATATGGGAAGTCGCCAGTGGGCAGATCTCGCGACCTCCACACGAAAGGCGCGCGGCAATCTCTTCATCCAGATGCTGAAAAATGCTGGCGACAGCTTCTTTGCCGATATCTCCAAAAAGGACGTTGAAGCAGCTCTCGATGCGCGGGCCGGCACACCAGGCCAAGCCAACGCTTTGCTGAAGGCGCTGCGCGGCGTCTTCGAATGGGCAGTCAAAGCAGACTTAACCGGCTTTGACCCGACGCATGGCGTCGACCGTCTGCAGTACAAGACGGACGGCTTTGAGCCATGGACATCTGAGGACGTTCATAAGTTCTGCCTCAAGTGGAAGATCGGAACTCCGCAGCGCCTGGCAATGGAACTGCTTCTCTGCTCTGGCCTTCGCCGGTCAGACATCGTGCGCGCCGGCCGCCAACACATGAGCGGCAACACCTTCACTTTGCGGACCCATAAAACAGGCGCCGAGATCACCGTAGAGTTTCCAGACCGTCTCATGAAGGTGATCGAAAAAACGAAGACCGGCGACCTCGCCTTCATCGTCGGCGAGAATGGCCGGCCGTTTACCGTCGAATCATTTGGAAACTGGTTTCGCAAGCACTGCACAAAGGCTGACGTGGACAAAAGCGCCCATGGGCTACGCAAACTTTCCGCCACTTTGGCCGCAAATGCCGGCGCTTCATCGCACGAATTAATGGCTCAATACGGCTGGGCAACATCCAGACAGGCAGAAATCTACACGAAAAAGGCCGATCGCAAGCGCCTAGGAATTCGGGCTTCGAAACTGGTTGCAGAACAGATTGAGATCGAACTCGCCCCGCACCTAAATCCCGGTGCGGGAAACTTTCAAAATACCGAAGCAAAAACAACGGTCAAAAAATAA